TGTAGAGTAAAATCACCAAGTAATAATATTCAATGATTAAACAATTATTAAAGGAAGATATTAATTTTATTAAAATATGCCAAAGAGCTATACCTATTATAAGTAGAATGGATATATTATCTATTAGTGATATAATTAATGCTAGTGGATTAAAATCTTTTGGTAATTTAGAATATGTTGGTGGATCAATATTTCTTTATTATAACGATGAAATTGAAACATTAAATAAAATTAAATATATAGGTGGCGATTTAAGTATATATTATTCTGATTTAATAGACCTTGGTGATTTAGAGCATATTGAAAGAGGTATGGATACAATGGTTTGTTTACTTAAGTCATTAGGTAAATTAAAATATATAGGTGGACAAACAGATTTAGAATTTAGTGATTTAGAAAATTTAGGAAATTTGGAAGAAGTTAATGGAAGTTTAAATTTAACAGGTTCATGGAAATTAAAAAATCTCGGTAAATTAAAATCCGTAAGAGGTAATTTAAGATTAGACAGTACTCTAATAACATTAAAACAAACTAAAAATATAAAAGTTGGTGGTGATCTAGTCACTAATGATCAGATTCAAACAGAAGATTAATGGCACAGAAACATGAGATAATGATGGAATATGTTAAATGTGCTAAAAATACAGCATATACATTAAAAACATATCTTGAAACATTTGACAATACCCAAAATAAATTTGTTCCATTTGTATTATTTCCACAACAAGAAACTTTTGTTAAAAATTTAGATGAAACTGATGAAAATATAGCAATGAAATACAGGCAAGCAGGTATAACAACAACTGTTAGTGCCTGGGCTTCATGTAAATTGGCTTTTTGTCCATTAGCTAAACCAGAGAAAATTCTTGTTATTGCAAATAAACTTGAAACAGCAGTTGAGTTAGCTACAAAAATTAAAGGATTTTTAAAACAATATCCATCATGGGTTAATGTTACGTTTGATAAAAATAAAAATTCTCAAAAACATTATAAATTAGAAAATGGTTGTGAAGTTAAAGCAGTTGCTACATCAGTTGATGCTTTACGTGGATATACACCAACTATATTAATATTTGATGAAGCAGCTTATATAGAAGGAGGTTCTCCATTTTGGTCAGCTTGTATGGCATCATCTGCAACTGGTGCAAAAATTGTTGTTATCAGCACACCAAACGGACGTGATGAAATATATTATGAAATATATGATCAATCAGTTCGTGGTATGAATAATTTCAGAATAACTACATTAAAATGGATATATGATCCAAGATTTGCTAAAGATTTAATGTGGGTTAAAACAGATGATATACTTGATTATATTCTTAGCACAGAAAATTATAATGAGAAGCAAATATTAAGAGATATACCACCAGAAAGATTTGAAGAAATATTATCATTGGGTTATAAACCCTATTCTTCATGGTATGCTGAAATGTGCAGGAAACTTAAATTTGATTCTCATCAGATACGACAGGAGCTACACGCAGAATTTATTGGTTCAGGTGATAATGTTATTGGTGAAAATATATTAGCTAAAATAACTAATGAACAAATAAAGGATCCAATTCAAAAAACAGTAGGTAATCAATTATGGATATGGAAAGAACCAGTTGCTGGACATAAGTACATTTTAGCTGCAGATATAAGTAGAGGTGATAGTGAAGATAATACAGCATTTACTATAATAGATTTTGATGAAAGAGAACAAGTATTAGAATATGTTGGAAAAATACCCCCAGATATTGCTGCTGATATAATATATAAATGGGCAACAAAATATTCATGTTTTTTAGTGACGGATTTAACTGGTGGGATGGGAGTTGCAACAGCAAGAAAATTACAAGAACTTGGATACAAAGATTTTTATTATGATGGATTAAAAAAGGATGCATCCATGTATTCTGTTGATCTGGCAGATAGAATACCTGGTATCAATTTTAATAGTAAAAGGGTGCTTATTATTCAGGCATTAGAAGAAGCATTAAGAACTGGATTTATAATTAGATCTGAACGTTTGTTAAATGAACTAAGATCTTTTATTTATATTAACGGAAGACCTGATCACACCAAAAGCGGACATGATGATGCTATTATGGCTTTGGCTATGGCATTATATGTTGCACAGGTATCTTTTACTCAATTAAAGGCCAATATCAATCAAGCCAAGGCTATGATTGAATCTGTTATAGTTAATGAAACAAGATCAGAACCCATATTACCACAAATACCAAGATACGGTAATGAACAATCACCAATAACGGCTGATATTGTCAGACAATATTCTTGGTTGTTTGGAGGATTGAGAAGATAATGTGGACCCACCAGGGTTCGAACCTGAGACCTAAACATTATGAGTGTTTTGCTCTAACCAACTGAGCTATGGGTCCTAAATTTATTTATTTTTCTTATAGTAATCTTTTAAATCCTGAAATGTTTTCATTTTCTTAGTTATAACACATCTCATACATTCATCCATTTTATGGAATGGCATTTTCATTAATTCATCAGTGGTATAGAAATCAAATGTATTTTCATCTATTTGTTTCAGATATTTTTCAATGTACTTATTTCCATCCATGAACCAATGATCAACATTAGATGATCCACCTATACTATAAAATCCTTGTTTACTTGCTTCACCACCATATATCCATTTATAGTAATCATACCAATCAATAATAGGATCACCAGTATTGAATTTAATAACTTTCTTTGAACCAGTTACAGAAATATTCAATCCTTTGAACGTAGCTTGTTTTGATTCATTATAATCAACAGTTAAAAAACCTCTTTTTTCTTTTCTCATGATCTTGTATTGTACCAATCAATGAACTTAACTATTGTAAGATAAGTTGCCTCAAGAATTGTTTTACCACTTTCTGAAAAAGTATAAGTATCACAAGGTATTGATTTGTGTTTATCTTTCCATTCACTCAGTTTTCTATTGGTAAATGTTATTTTGCACCATTTATTTAAAACACAACCTAATTGATAGGTTAAACATATTTGATCCTTATCCATTTTTGGTGGTGTTGGTTCCTGCAATGATTCTATTTTCATTAAAACAGTCATTAACCAATTCCAATCTGAATGAAAATATAATTGATCTTCTTGATTAGCTTCAATATAATCTCTGAGTGGATTAACTATTTCACATCTCCATAATTTCTGAAAATGGCCTTTAGGAAATTCCTGTTCTTTTAATTCACAACCCATGAACTCAGCAATCATTTTATTTTTATTCATAATTCTTTTTTAATAATAATTGAATAAGTATCTCCGCTATTCCAATGTATGGATAAAAAATGTAATTTTTTCCCCTTTAATTTAGCTTTAATTGATTCTTTAAAAATAAACCATATCATTGATAAACTAAATGGAATAGAACTAATATCGCCATGCTTGATATTTCCATTTATTCTGAATATTTCTTTATAATTTTTCATTTTAATCCTTTTTGGTTCTGTGATGTTCCATTAATTCATTGAAAGTTGCAACCACATCAGTATTAGTTTGTCTTGATACAGATATAGCTTCTTCATCACTATCAGTAAATAATACCTCCTTATACCATAAATCTCCAACAGCAGAATGAGTGTTATTATCACTATTTGTTGTCCAAAATCTGAATCCACGATCAGGTAATGTTAGATGTTCAAGAACTACGTATTTTTCTGGATGTTTCATTTGATATTAGTTAATGGGTTTTATTAATCATTTTTACGCAACAATAAAATAAAAGTTGCATTAAGATTATTCAAAAATATCAACTAAATCACAAAGTTTATAATAAACACTATAATACCCATCACTATGTCCATTTTCATATGCTAGACTATATACTTTTGATCGGTATTGTTCTGGAATATCATATAATCCACTACTCTGTTTAATATACTCAACAATAGCTGAATTAATAATATTAACTGTTTCATTATACTTTTCCTTTTCTTTATGATAAACTTCCATAACTTTTTCAAAGTCGGCAAGTTTAGCAGCATAATCCAGAACATCCTGAGTAGTATGTCCATTCTTTAAAAAAGGTTTGGTGGCTGGTTGTTTAGGATAACTAGGAAGACATCCCTCAGCTCTTTGAATGTTTTCCACCTCTGTTCCGCCATAATTACGAATTACATCTGCTGTAATAACAATTTTCTTTAATTCAGTTTGGGTTGTTGTTGCTTTCATAACTAAATGTTGGGTTTTATTATCCATTTATACATCTGTATAATAAAAAAGTTTCATGAAGTCAAATATTTATTAGTAATAATGAAAAAATCAAATAAGTCAGAATCAGGTAAAATTTTTAATTTAAGAAGTGTTACTGATACTTTTATTTATAAATGGAAATGGATACCTGAGAATAAAAAAGTCCATTTAGTAGCTAGGGAATTACAGGATATAACCCAAGAAGAACCTGGATGCGATAATTATGATGATCAGGTGGTTACTTATGTTTATAATGTAGTTGGTCTACGTCATGTTCCTTATGTTGTATGTGACTATGTTGTTTAATATTTATAAAAGATGATATTAAAGGAAGAATTAAAAAATAAATTGAAATTGATTAAAATTATAGGTAATATGCCTTTTATTAATGTATATGAAATAAAAGAAATGTTTGGTTATGATAAAAAAACAATCAATAGAATTAATAAAATTATTTCTTAATAATACAACAATATATAATGGAAATATTGATTTAAATGACACTTATATAAATAATTTGGGTATATTAGAACATATTAATGGAAGTTTAAATTTAAGAAATACTTTTATTAGGAATCTTGGTAATTTAGAATATGTTGGAGGTAGTTTAGTACTAAAAAATAGTATGGTGGAATCACCTGGTTATTTAAAATATGTTGGTGGTGATTTTGATATAAGAAACTCACCTTTGAAAAAAATATGTTATCCTGATTATGAATATGCAATAAGGGAACAATATGGTATTGAAGTAGTTCAAGACGTATTTTATTGAAAATCCTTTATCCATAACAAAAAATAGATTATATTTATAATTAACATGGCAGAAGATAAAAAACTTACAATATACCAGAGATTATCCAGATTATTCTCAGATCAAGCACAAGGTATACCACAACCAACACCTTCATATGAAGAACCAAAGCAGATACTTAAAACTGATAACAGAGAAGAATATGAACAACAAATGCTTCAATTGCAGCAAGCCAAGTATCTTGATAGTCAATGGAAGAAAGTAGATAGTACACTTTATCAGCAGAGTTTATATTATTCATCAGTAAGATTATCTAGTTATTATGATTTTAATTCTATGGAGTATACACCTGAGATAAGTGCAGCTCTTGACATTTATAGTGAAGAATCAACAATGCCAAGTGAAGATGGACAGGTAATAACAGTATATAGTGAATCAGACAGAATAAAAAATGTATTACAGGATTTATTTACTAATGTATTGGATTTGGAAACTAATCTTCAGATGTGGACAAGAAATACTTGTAAATATGGTGATAATTTTATTTATTTACGAATTGACCCAAAGAAAGGTATATATGGATGTAGTCAATTACCAAATATAGAAATTGAGAGAATAGAAGAAGGGCATGTTTATAATAATACAAGTACAGATAATAATAAAAAGAAAACTGTTAAATTTACTTGGAAGAAAAATCAGGAACTTACATTTAACACATGGGAAATGGCTCATTTCAGAATTCTTGGTGATGATATAAAACTTCCCTACGGGACCAGCATGCTTGATAAAGCACGTAGAGTGTGGAAGCAATTGTGTGTAAGTGAAAATACTAAAATTTGGACATTAAATGGTTATACAGAAATCAAAAATCTTAAAAAAGATGATATTATATTTTCATACGATTATAATAATAAAAAATTAATACAAACAAAAATTAAAGATTGTTGGAATAGTGGTGTTAAAACAACTTATAAGGTTAGATGTAAATATTCTAATATTGATGTTACAGATGACCATCCAATATTAATTTTTAATGGTGAAAAGTATGAATATAAAAAAGTTAAAGACATTAATATAGGAAAAGACAAGATGGTTATACCTGCAATAAATAATCCTGATTCTTATAAAAAAATAAAATTATCTGATGTTGATTATTATATAAAATTAAATAGTAATGGATTAGAAAAAGCAAAATTAATAGATAGAGTAGGTATCGTTAAAAAATTAAAAATAGTTAACTTAAAGGACTATAAAAATGTACATAGATTTATTCAAGGTAATGGTAAAGTAAAATATAGCTATTTACCTAAACTAAAAGAATTATTTAATATTTCGGAAGACGATATTGATTTGTTTTATAATAATACAAAATCTCTTTTAAATAAAAAATTAGAATTTGCTATTGATAATGAATTTATTAAATTTATTGGATTCATGCTTGGGGATGGCTGGGTTGTTAAAAATGGGATTGGTTTTGCTTTAGGTGTATATGAAGATCAAAATCAGTATTATATTAATTATGCAAAACGATTTCAAAAGAATTTACGATTAACAACAAGTAAACATAGTAAATTTAGTAGAACAATTGTTATTGATAGTAAAGAATTAAAAAATATATTCATAGAATCTGGTTTTATTAGTGGATTCGCTAAAAAAAGAATTCCAAAATGGATTTACAACATGAATTTAACTAATAAACGATCATTGATTAGAGGATTGTTTGATGCTGATGGATCTGATAAATATGGTGTGATAGGTTTAGCAAATAAGAATTTAATTACTGATTTGAAAGAGTTGTGTTTACAGGCAGGAATTGGATGTGGTAGATTAACTAAGAAAGATGGATCCACTAAGTTTAATAATAAGACTAAAAAATTTGAAACTAGACAAGATTCATATAAATTATATATTAATTTTAACAATATTATTGATAATGTAAGATTTGAGAAAGTTATAGATATAACTAAAAATAATGAAGAACCTGTATGGGATTTAGAAGTTGATAATGATTTACATAATTTTATTGGTAATGGAATTGTTGTCCATAATTGTTTAAGTGAAGATGCTATGATGATATATCGTATAACCAGAGCACCAGAGCGTAGAGTTTTTAAAGTCTTTGTTGGCAACATGGATGATAAAGATGTTGAAGCATATGTACAAAAAGTAGCCAATAAATTTAAAAGAGATGTAAAAATTGATCCACAAACTGGACAAGCTGACTTGAGATTTAACTCTCTTGCGGTTGACCAAGATTTTTTTATTCCAATACGTGACATTACTCAAACAATGCCTATTGAAACATTACCTGGTGGATGTATATCATTAGATACAAAAATCCCTTTATTAGATGGGAGAACATTAATGTTATCAGAAATAATAACAGAATGGGATAATGGTAACAGAAATCTATGGGTATATAGCTGTAATCCAGAAACAGGTGAAAAAATTGAAGCTCCAATATCATGGGCTGGAATAACTAGAAAAAATACCAAAGTATTAAAAATTATATTAGATAATGGAAAAGAAATAATAGCAACACCAGATCATAAATTTGTTCATAAAGATAAAGGTTCAATTGAAGCACAAAATTTAATAATTGGCGATAGCTTAATGCCATATAACGCAGATACAATTTTAATAACTAATATTATTACAATTGAAAATAATATGGACACTGGAACTATAACAGTAGATGGTGATGAAATTTATTGTAACTATCATACATTTGCTGTTGATGCTGGATTTTATATTTTTAATAGTAATATGGGGGAGATAGCAGATATTGAATATATTCAGAAAAAATTACTTGCAGCTCTCCGCATCCCTAAAGCATTTATTGGATTTGAAGAAAGTGTTGGTGATGGTAAGAATTTAGCATTACTTGATATTCGTTTTGCAAGAACTATTAATAGGATTCAAAGATCCATGATAATGGAATTGAATAAAATAGCTAAGATCCATTTATTTATTCTTGGTTTTACAGATGAATTAGATAATTTTAAATTAGCATTAACTAACCCATCAACCCAAGCAGATTTACTTAGAATTGAAAGTTGGAAAGAGAAGATTCAGCTTTATCGTGATGCAACAACAGATCCAGGAAACGGTATATTACCTATGTCAGCAACTATGGCAAAACGAAAGGTACTTGGTATGTCAGATTCGGATATTAAATTAGATCTTGAGCAACAAAGGATGGAGATAGCAGCAGCAAATGAACTTAAGAACACTCCTAATGTAATAACCCACACTGGAATATTTGATGAAGTTGATAAAATCTATGGTATTGGTAAAGCAGCAACAGCAACTCCACCGCCAACTGAAGGATCATCTTCGCCACCATCACCATCTCCTTCATCTTCTATGCCATCACCGCCATCATCTGAACCTAATCCTGCTGCTGAGGAAGGTGGTGAAACAGGAACAGAAGGTACTGCTGCAGAACCATTACCAGGTGGTGGTGCAGAAGAGATAGTACCAAATGAATCATTAGTTAACAGTACTTTACCTTTATTAAATGAACAATCATCAATAACTAAAGGACAAAGAACATTAAAAGATATATATGATAAATTGAATGACCTTAACATTGAATGACAGGGGTTATAAAACTTCTTAATAAAGAAGAAAAAATATCAGTATACCATATAATGGAAAAATATGGTTATAGCAGAGATAAAGCTATTGATTTAATAAGATCATTTTTTGATAAAACCGTAAAATATGATGGGGATATTATAATAAATGAAGAATATGTCGTTTATGACCTTGGTATATTAGAATATGTTGGAGGTACTGTTAATTTAGCTAATAGTAATAAATTGAATGGGTTAAGTAGTCTTAAACATATTGGTAAGAGATTAAATATAATTAATACTGGTATAACAGATATTGGGTTATTATCTTATATTGGTGACAAGATAATACATGTTAATAGAAATTTTCCTGTAACCGATGATCATATTAATGATACCATAGGTTGTATAACATACAGGAGTAATTACTTCTGATTTTTAATTAATACTTTATAACAAACAAAAGTAAAAAAGATTACAAACATTGTAATTAAAATAGGTGTACTTATAGCTTCTGGGAAAATAGACATTATACCATAAACAAAACCTGATGCTACTAATACTATTAATATTGCAGTACCAAAGGAAAGATGCTCTACAATAAAGTCACCTAAATTAGTAAAAAATTGTTTAAATTTATTCATACTAATAAATATCATTAAGTTCAGTTTATTGATATGTTCATGAATCATGAACATTACTTAGATTTTTCTAAATTAGTAATTTTTCTTTCTAAATAGAATTTAGCTTTTTTTAAATCCTCAATTTCTTTTAATGGATCTTTTTTACCTGCTCTAGCAACATATTTAACAACATTAAATATATATGCATCTTTATCTAGTCCCCATTCTTCACATACACGGATAACTTCATAGTTTTTATCACCAAATTGATAGTGACTTGGGTGATTTATTTGTTCTTTATTTTCGCTCATGATATAAGTATATAAAACTTATATCAAATAGTCAATATTACTCAGTTATTTTTTATATCTATCGTCAACATATCCAACATCATTAATAAGTTTCCAAGTTGAACTATCTTTATAATGCCTTGGTTCATATCCCCTTATTTCTTCGGTAATTTTTTTTGATTCATTATAAAAGTTCCAATATACTATACTGAATCCCATATCATATATTGCTTTTCTTATTTCTTTACAGGGTTCATATGGGTAGGGCATTACATTTTTAATATAAATTTCAATGGAATTATCATACATATCAGCACTTATTGTAAAATTCAGTACTTCGAATGTTGTGGGTTCATATTTTTCAAATAAATCAGAGATTTTATCTTCAATTATTGATATTATGCTATAAGCACTATGTAATTCTTCTGCTAAAGTTTTGGTCATAATAAAAGTTATTCATATCTGATTTATTCATCCAATTGTTCTGATGGCGGTACGAACTTATTTACAAGAATGTTATATGCAGTAGCTCCAGGTCTTAAACCAAAATAAAACAGATATGGATTACTTAAAACAATA